TTCCAACGCTTCAAACTCTCATGCATCTCAGCCTGTAATACTCTAGGCTTGTAAGGTATCTTAACCTGCATCTGTTTCCCAGACTATTCGAACAGTGCCATCACCTATCTCAACACCAGCCCTGTTCTTCTGCTCACCATACCTGTCAGGCAATAATTTCCCAACCTTCCATCTAACATGGGTAGCATAATCTCTCAGCACATTAGGGTCATAATCCTTCTCACCCCTTAACCGCTGCTTGTATAACTCATCCAACTCTTCAACAGCCTTCTCAGCACTCTGCTGCTGGGCCGTTCTGATCCTACGCTCTAACTCAGCATCCTTACCCATACGGCTGTAAATGTTACGCCTACTTATACTCAACTCAGCACAAGAACGAGCAAGACTATGACCTTCCATAATCATGCCAACTAAGTCATCAATCCGTGTCTTTGTAAGCTTTGCCATGCCTCAACATAGCCATTCAGACTGTGTGTGTAAATGTAGTAATTAACATATATACAATGCAGCAGTCGTCATGGGTGTGCATGCCTTTGTAATATGGCCCCGTCATGCAGTGATCAGTCATGCAGATCTGTCCATGCATTGCCGTGTGAAGCAGTGTGTGCTGTGTGTGATCAGACATATAAAATCCAACCCGAATCAATCAAAAATAAATCTGACTGATCCAGCTGCAATGTCTGTCTGATAATGTGGGTAATGTTTGCCTTACATTGTAAGCAATGTTTGCAGATCAATGTATGCAATATTTAATACCATATATTTTTACACTTGACAATGTTGAACAATGGTCATATATTAAAGTTATAGCAAACAATTATTGAGGATCAAAACAATGAATAAACCAGTTATCACAGTTAAGCAGCGTAAATATGTAACAACGATCTCATTAAAAGGATCTGCGTGGGATTATGCTGTCCTGCCTAATTCATCTATTAAGCATTTTGGCATTGTTACTGCCTTATTTATAAAGGCAACAGATGCAAAGGCAAAAGGCTACATAAATAGATCTGTAGCATATACCAAACTAGCAAACATTCTGTCAGCATAAAGGATCAAAACAATGGACAATAAAGACAGAATTTTACTAATGATTATTGGCATGGTTTTCATGCTATCAGCAATGCTTGATATCTTAACTCAAGTAATGCCTCACCCATTTTTGACAATTCTTTTGGGTGTAACTGGTCTTGTTATGTTTCATCTGCCAATGATCATGACAAGCTTAAAAATTAAATAGCAAACAGAAAAGGATCAAAGGCTATGAAAAAAGACTATAACCAAATAATCACGGATCAAGTATTGGATCTCATGACAAAGCATGGATCTGATTGGACAAAGCCTTGGCAAGCTCAAGCCAGTTTAGGACATTGTAATGTAATCACTGGCAAGCCATACCAAGGGACTAATATTTTTCTTACTGCTGTTTCTGCAATGGCTAACGGTTTCCAATCATCTGAATGGGCCACTTTCAAACAATGGCAAAAGAAAAATGCCAAGGTGAAAAAAGGATCAAAAGGGACACCAATTATATTCTTTGATCGCATAGCAGTGCAAGACAAGGACAGTGATGAAGATCGGATCATTCCAATATTAAAAGGATTTACTGTTTTTAATGCTGATCAAGTTGACGGTTACAATTCGCCTGTTTCTGATCCCATTATTCAAACAAAGGATCGCAATCAAAAGGCTGAAGCTTTGATAAAGGCAACAGGTGCGGATATCAGATTTGGTGGTGATCGGGCCTTTTATTCACCTAGTCATGATTTTGTTCAAATGCCTATACTTGAGGATTTTAACGGCACTGAAACAAGCTCAGATGTTGAAGCTTACTATTCAACAATGTTTCATGAATTGACGCATTGGACAGGCGCAAAGACAAGGCTGGATCGCAAAAAGGGATCTAAATTTGGGAGCAATGCCTATGCCTTTGAAGAATTGATTGCTGAATTAGGTGCTGTCTTTGTTACCTGTCAGCTAGGCATAAACGTAGCACCTAGAGTTGATCATGCAAAATATCTGAATAACTGGTTGGAAGTTATTAAAAGCGATAAAAAGGCAATGATCAAAGCGTTTGCATCTGCAAACAAGGCAAGTGAATTTATACTTGCCTTTCAAAATGAACAAGATCTAGCAGCATAAGAAAGGATTAAACTAATGATTATAAATCAAATAACACAATCAGATTTTACTGGTAATCAGGTGATCAGGGATTCATTTAGCTATCAAGCAGCGATCAAGCTTTACGATTACTATGAGGAATTGAGTGATGATCAAGGCGAGCCAATAAATTTTGATCCCGTTGCCTTTAGATGTGAATGGCACGAGTACGGAAATCTTGATGAAATCATGAATGATTTTGATCATTTACTAGATGAAAATCACGATCCAGAAAACTTTATTGAAGCTTTGGAAAACGAAACAAGAATAATTCCAGTTGGTACTGGCTACCTTGTGAGGGAGTTTTGATCATGCTTAAAAAGATAAACAACTTCCTAATTAGATACGAAAATCTACTAGCTGGCCTTGTCTTTATGGCAACAGTTTGGGGTTTCACAGTTTTAATGATGATTTAAAGACCATCAGCCTTTATTTCTGCCTTGTCTAGTGTCTACCTACTGGCAAGGCAGTGATAAACGCTGTACCGCGTTTAAATCGCCATTAATGGCATAACTAGCAAAGAAAGGGCAAACAATGGAAAAACAGATCAAGGCGATCATATTCGCAGAAAAACAGGCTGAGTTTTATTGCGTGAAAGGATCTAAGCAATGGAAAGGCTGGATTAATTGCGCAAAAAAGATCCGTCAAGAGATAGGCGAGGATCGAGAATGGTGGAAGCTGCAATCAATTTTAAAAACAAGCTAAAAGAGAAAGGGCAAACAATGGAAAAGAAAGTAATTGAATCGCTATCACCACAGGTAGCACAGATCAGGCTTACTGATACCATGATTAATAAGTACATCATGGACGCAAAACAGGACACGCAAAAACTAGCTGCCTTGTTTGATGTCGATTACAGCTTAATAGAGAAAGGGCAAAAAATCACTGTCAAAGGTGTTTGGCACGATGGCACGGCCTGTGATGTTACTTTTTACAGGGCCAGAACAAGGGGAGATAAAAGGATCAGCATATCAGGCTTAAAGAGAAAGGCCAAGCCAGGTGATTTAATAGGCTTGTCATATATCACAGATCAAACAGGTAAAACCTACCTTGCTGTGAATGTCACAAACATAACCGCACTAGCTGATAAACGTGCAAGCTAAAAGAGAAAGGGCAGCTATGCGTTGGATTCATAACTGCCCTTTACTAGCAAACATGGGTGGATCAAGACCCATGAGAAAGGACATAACATGGATAACGGAATGACACCAGCAGAATTTAAGGCTGAGAGAGAGAGGCTGAAAATTACAGCTAAACAATTTGGTCAACTACTGGGTGTATCAGAGAGGGCAGTGTTTTACTATGAGCATGGTCAAAGGAAGATACCCAAGCCAGTGCAGCTCCTAGTATTGCTGTACAAATCTGGAGCATTTTATGTTTCAAAAAACACGCAGTCGTAAACTAGCAGAGAAAGGATCAAGCTAATGACTAGCAACGCAATTATAGACTTCAATAGCCGTGAATTAACTTTTGAAGCATACGAAGGTATTTTAAAATTAGATAAAACTTTTGTCGGCACAGATAACTATTTAGGAGTTGAATATTTCTGGGCTTATGAATACCGCCATTATTTGAGAGATTGCAGCATGGCAAAACGCAGAAAGATTCATAAAAAGTTTTTGCAGAATAATCTAGAAGTAGATGGAGTAAGCGATCTTCACTTGCATATAATAAAAACTGTTTTGAATGGCGTAACTTTAAACAGTGGTTTTACTGTAACTTACTAAGCAATGCCGCACACGGCATAAGAGCAATGCTTTGCAATGATGCAGAGCATTGCTTTTTTTATTTATAAAAAAAAGGAAGAGAAAGGGGGCATTGCAAGGCAGTTCTGCCGCACAGCAATGTATAGAGAAATCTAAATATCACATATTTTTGCCTTCGCCAAGCCCCTGTTCAGATATTTTTTCGCGAATAATGTACCAAAGATCTGGCAGAGAGAGGGTACAAGTTATGCCTGTATAGTCATACTCGCTGTTGATAACTGACAAACAAATGACGGCCCTTGGCTCTTGATAGTCATACTTATACACAAGCACAGGCTCGTTATCCCCAGCTTGCTCACAGGCTTGCATCCACCAATCTGCTTTATGAGTGTAGCCCTTGGCATAAGCCTTACACTCTATTGCAAAGCCAGGTATTATAATATCTGACTGCCCTTTAGTCTGGTATTGAGAAAGGTTGCGCTTTGGCTTGAATCCTAAGTGCTGATCTATCTCATTGCATAGCCAACGTTCAAAGGCTGCGCCTTTGTCCCTGCTTTTCTTGCCCATTATAACCACCTCAGTTGAGTATCTGTATTGCCCTGTTGCCAGATATACCACGCAAAAGCTATGAAACCTGTTGATCCTTCTGGTTGTTCTTCATCGCCACGCCACATGGTCAGACGTTCAGAAAAAACATGAACCCTTGCTGGCGGTTGCCTGTCGTATATCTCTTGTCTGCGCTGCTTGCCTTCCAAAAAAGCCAGACGCAACAGCATGGCAAAGTATGGCAGCTTCATATCCAAGCACTTTATGACAAACTCATTAGCCAACTTGTAAGGTGGATTGGTCACAACAGCTGGTGCAAGTGGCTTCAACTCCATAAGAAAGTCCACACCTGACTTGCCATACCCCCAATCGTTTAAGTCTGTAGATATAACATTGTGATTGCTGGCGATTAGAGGCTTGCTGATAGCCCCATCACCGCAAGCTGGCTCCCATATATTCTTTGGTAGCTTCTCAGCGTTTATGAGGGCTTCTACGGCCTCTGTCGGGGTAGGATAGAAATCATCCTTTTGTCTGGTCAAGACACCATACCCAGAGCGACCATGATGACCATAAAGTAAAGTAAACTTCCAGCCATGAGGTATAGGGTTATCTTTATGCGAGTAGCGACAAAGGATCGGAAACTTACTCTCATTTGATTGCTCCTGCATTTAGTATTTGCTCCAGTGTTTGTTGATCTTTGACAGGCTCTTTACCTGTGCCATCGCAATCCCAGCAAGTGTCAGGCACGACATCACCGCCCGTTGGGTCAAAGTTGTTACGCACATAAACCCAGCCCTTGCCTTGGCACTTCATGCAATCAGTCTGTAAAGAAATCATCTGCTCTTACCTTTCCA